TAAACTATTGTCAATATTTAAATTATAATGGAAATTGTTCAGTTGCAGAATCTTGGTTTTCATTATTTAAAAAAGGTAATTACGGACATATACATCATCATGGAGGTACAGATATATCGGGTGTTTATTATATTAAGACCAATGGAGAGGATGGAAATCTATTCTTTGAAACTCCAAACCCCCATTTAGGTACATCTAAGATATTTTCCAATTTAACCCCTCGTCATGAGTATAAACCCGAAGAAGGGAACATAATGTTATTTCCTGGATGGTTGATGCATGGTATTCAGACTAATACAACTGATAATGAAAGAATAAGTCTCTCATTTAATATTTCTTTTGAAAGGACTGTTATCCACGATAAATAACAATAGGGTATCTCCTATTGTTAAAGATAATGGCACTAAAACCGATTAGTAGTAAAGATCTAGCACAATCTAGGTCATTTAATGATATTGGTATGGCTTTCGGTAAGAATCCATTCACTGATGACATATCTGTTGTCAAGAATGATAATGCTATAAAACAGTCTATCAGAAATCTGGTAATGACTGCACCAGGTGAAAAATTATTTCAACCTACTATAGGTTGTCAAGTATATGCTATGCTATTTGAACCTTTAGATGCATTTAGTGTAGACGCAATTAAGAGTGAGATAATAAATACCATTAACCAACATGAGAGTAGAGTACAACTTAGAGATGTTAATGCTGTTCCGTTTAAAGGAAATAATAAACTGTCAGTAACGATATCATACCAAGTAGTAGGCATACCTATTGTTGAAGAAGTTAAATTTGTTTTACAAAGAGCTGGATAATGCAACCGAATAATCTGACAGCATTAGATTTTGATGATATTAAATCATCTATCAAAACTTATTTGAGAACTCGAAATGAGTTTTCTGATTATGATTTTGAAGGGTCAGGATTGTCCTATCTTATCGATACTTTAGCATATAACACTTATTATAGTGCATTCAATGCTAATATGTCGATGAATGAGGCATTTCTTCCTTCTGCGACATTGCGAGATAACATTGTTAATGTTGCAAAGCTTTTAAATTATGTCCCAAGGTCAATTACATGCTCTAAGGCATGTTTGAAATTGCATGTTCAAACCTCCCAGACAAATGGTGCTTATCCTAGTAGTATAACGCTCTCTAAGGGGCCTGTAGCTAGTGGGGGTAACTTTATATGGAATATCCTTTCCGACACTACTGTAGAGGTTAATACGACCTCTGGTATTGCTGAATTTGATAATCTTATGATTAATGAAGGAACTATTGTAGACTTTGAGTATACTGTGAGTAGTTTTGAGAATCAAAATTACATAGTTCCTGCTGAAGATGCAGATATAAACACTCTAGTAGTAACCGTTAAACCAAACGAAGCATCTACTACATCAGATCTGTATAACTTAGTTGATACTGTTACTAATTTGACTGCTGCAACTAGGGTTTACTTTATTTCTGAAGGAGAAGATCAAAGATATGAGATAAGGTTTGGTGACGATAGTGTTGGTAGAAAACTTAATGATGGTGAAATTATCGGTCTAGAGTATTTGGTTACTTCTGGTTCTGAAGCAAATGAAGTTCAAAAGTTTACTTTTATCGGTTCTCTTACTGATAGTCTTGGAATTAAACCACCAAACGGAAATGTTACTCTAGCAACAAAAGAAAAGTCACAACAGGGGTCTGCCTCCGAGTCTGTAGAGTCTATCAAGTATATGGCTCCCAGATACTATTCTTCCCAATATAGAGCAGTTACAGCACAGGATTATGCTGTAATTACTAAGAAGATCTATTCTAATGCAGATTCAGTTATTGCATATGGTGGTGATTCATTAAACCCTCCAATCTACGGCAAGGTTTATATTGCTATTAAAACTAAGACAGGTTCTTCCCTGAATGATGCTACTAAGAAAAGTATTGCTGCAGATCTTAGAAGTTATGCAATGGCATCTATTGACCCTGTAGTTATTGACCCAGACCAACTTTACATCTATCCTAAAGTATTTGCTTTATATGATACTGGGGTAACTAGTAATACTTCCGAAATTAAGACCAATATACAGACTTCTGTTAATGATTGGGCAACTCAAACTCAAATTAATAACTTTAACTCAACATTTAGGAATCAGCAGTTCCAGAAAGCAATTACCTTATCTAATAAGGCAATTAGTGATGTTTCTGTACAAACTTCACTTTTGAAGTATATCAAACCTCAAACCAATCAAACTAATACTTATTGCATATCAACAGGTTCAACCTTATATGATAGTGCTCCAAGTAACGTTGATACCGACACTACTGGTTGTAAAAAAGAACCAGTGATACTATCTGGTAACTTTAGAACAGCAGATAGACCTGGTGTTGATCAACAATTTGAAGATGATGGTTTTGGTAAGTTAAGAACCTTCTATAACACTGGAAATAAGAAGGTATATACCAATACTTCCGCAGGTTCTATAAATTATGAGACTGGTGATATTTGTATAGGACCGATTAATATAGTAGGAGCTGGAGATAATGTTCCATCATCTACTAATTTAAATCTTTCGGATGCTATTACTGGCACAGGTAGTGTAATCGACACTACACTATTACCAACAGATTTGCAGTTACCAACTCTGTTTATACCCTCTAACAGTTCTACTATTCCAGCATCTACTCCTGGAACAATAATTAATGTTATAAATCCTGAAGTCACAGTAAGTCCAGTTGGTACAACACCACCTCCTACTGTACCTCTAAATAGTTTGACACCAAAGGTCTTTAACCAAGCACCAACCTTAGTTGAAGTATCGACAATAGGTAATACAGGTTCTCTCACTTCTAGTTGTTTCTAACTTAGATGGCAAATATCAATAAAGTATCCCAGTCAGTCAAGTCACTGACTCCAGCGTTTATCGAGGATGAGTATCCTCTCTTTAATAAATTCATTGAATTTTATTATAGATCTCAGGAAAAAACTGGTCTAGGACAAAATATTTTAAATAATTTCCTTCAATATCTAGATATTGATAAACTGGATATAGGAATACTTGATGGTGCAACGAAGATAGTAGAACCTCTTGGATTGACTGATGATACGATAGTAGTAGAGACTGTAGACCCATTTTTAGAGAGCGATGGATCTATATTGATTGGTGATGAAGTAATTTACTATGAATCCACAAGCCATTCACCCCATATTGCTTTAAGTCCAGGTATTTCATACGAACAGGTTAAATTAAAGTGGTTGGGTCTTGCAAATCCTATAACATTATTTGATGGATCTCGTACAAGTTTTCCGTTAACTTCTCAGAATAATCCTGTAGCTCCACCTTCTGCACAACATTTAATTGTGCAGTCTTATGGTGAAGTTTTAGTTCCTAATATCGATTATACTGTAGATGGTACTGATGTAATCTTTACATCTGCCCCTAGAACAAAACTCGATGCTGATGGTGCAGATTTAACCTTCATTACATACTTGAGTGGTTTTGTTGAGAGTAATATTGTTCCAATTGATAATATATCAAATAGTTTTGGTGAAGGTAAGCGTCAATTCACTATAACAAGAGATGGTATTCCATACGAACCTGTTATAGATGAGTATATTTTAGCAGTATACGATAACGAGCTTCTTATCCCATGTCAGGATTTCTTCCTTGATGGAGACCAGTTTATATTTAAGAATGCACCTCTAAATGGTAGATTCTTATCTCTTTACTCAGTTGAAGCTCCAGTTCCATCTTTCGGTTCAGGTGCTGTAGGATATGCACGTGTTAATGGTCTAGGAAGAGTAAATGGGATATCTATAACCAATAACGGTAAAGATTATAGGTTTGAATATCCACCAAAAGTTTCTATCGGACAAGATAGGATAACAACTGGTACTGGTGCTGCTGCTACAGCATTAGTTAATGGTACTAAGAGTGTATCTCTTCTTGATGGAGGATATGGATATAGTGATACAAACCCACCCATAGTTACTGTACAAGCACCTACAAAACCAGGTTCTACAACAGCAAAGATAAAGGCAACTGTTACAAATGGTGCTGTAAGTGACTTAGAAATACTTAATTCTGGTAGTGGGTATACATTCACACCTAGACTTACTTTTACCCAGCCTGGAGGCGGTCAAATTGCTCCTCCAACGATATCTAATGGTTCTATTAGTGGTGGTATTACTGTAAGTAATGGTGGTATTGGATATACAACTGTTCCTATCATCTATATTGATGAACCTACTGAAGAAGATGGTATTAGAGCATCATTACAGGCAGTTCTAACTGATGGTGTGCTTACTAGTGTAAATGTATTAAATGCTGGTCAAGGATATACTGGAACTCCTAGAGTTGCTGTTATAGATCCAACAGGAGCACAGATCCTTCAAACACAAGTTGATGGTGATGGAAGAGTAACTAATATTGAACTTTTGAGTGGTGGTAGTGGATATCAAGATGTTCCGTCTGTTTATATTGTTGACGAAAGACTAGATGGTCAAGGAAATTATGCTGGTGGTACTAATGCTACTGCTGTTGCATCTATTTTCAATGGTCAGATTATTGATATTAATATAACTAATTTTGGTTCTGGGTATAGTGCAACTGAACCTCCAACTATCTTTATTCAACAACCACCTTCGGCAGAAGCTTCTGCTACAGTTGGACTTAATGAAGTTACTGGATTTACAGTAAATCAGGAAGGTGCTGGATATAGTAAAGCAAAATTTGTAGGATGTGCTAGAGCAGCAAGTGGAATTAAAGAATATTCAGAAGATGGTAATGCAGTATTCTCAGGAGATACTGTAGCTGCTGCAGCTTCTACAAATACTACTGTTAAATGTTTAGATGCTCTATTCATTAAAAGATTACTCGATAAGTATACAGAACAGTTCTTACCTGATGTACCTAGTCTAGATTATACTCAAATAGACGTTAGAACTTCAATTAAGACTATTAAGGACTTTTATTCATCTAAAGGTACTTCTTATAGTATTGCATACCTCTTTAAGTTACTATATGGTGAAACCGTAAGTATTTCATATCCAAAAGACCAAATAATTAAGCCTTCTGCTGCTACTTGGTCTATTGATACAATTCTTCGGGCAACTTTAGTTAGTGGTGATTCTCGTAATATAAAAGATGCTTTATTAATACAAGATAGGGATATAGCAGATAGTAATGTTCAAGATGCAAGTGCTCTTGTTGAGAACTTTATTTCAATTAAAACTTCAGAACAGACAATATACGAATTGGTTCTTTCCGAAGAAACTATTAATGGTACATTTACAGTTCCATATAAGACTAAACTTGCAGAACCATTGAATTTAACTGATGGTATTATAACAGTTGACTCTACAATTGGTTGGCCTGAAAGAAACGGTGAATTTATAATTGGTACTGGTACTGGATCTGAATTGGTACAGTATAAAGAAAAATCACTTAACCAGTTTATTGAATGTACTCGTTCAGTTAATGGTGTTGAAGAAGATTGGGATTCTGCTACTGAAGTAACATCTAATTTCAGAGTATATCTCAATAAGGGTACAATTCAAGAAGTTGTGATGAATATTGTTGGTATTGTTGATGCTCAACAAACAACATTAACAGATACTGGTTCTTATTACTTACCTGGAGACAAATTAACAGTTTCTAAGCTCGGTGGTACTGGTAGTGGACCAGATCTGACTACTTGGTTGTATAACGTTAAAAAATTAATCGATGTTTCAACTGTAACTTACGGTGGTGTTAATAATCAGTCTGCTACTATAACTTGTGTCAA